CGGACGCATCATCACCAACGGAGCCATCACAGGACGTATGACCCATCATAGTCCTAACATGGGACAAATCCCATCGGTGACAAAGCCCTATGGTGAGGAGTGTCGTAAGCTATGGACAGTGGATGAAGGGCATGTTCTTATTGGCTGTGACCTTGCAGGGATTGAGCTACGTTGCCTTGCACATTACATGCAAGATGACGAGTGGACAAAGGAGCTTTTAAATGGCGACATTCACACGAAAAACCAACTCGCAGCGGGCCTTCAGACAAGGGCACAGGCTAAAACTTTTATCTATGCTACGTTGTACGGCGCAGGGCCTTCAAAGATTGGACTCATCGTTGGTGGTGGGGCTAGAGAAGGTAATACATTGCTTGAAGCTTTCTATCGCAACACCCCTAAGCTCGCCTCGCTTATGCAGGCGGTACAAAGTCGTGCCGAGAAAGGCTATGTGCCGGGATTGGATGGGCGTCGCATACAAGTACGATCCGCACACGCAGCGCTTAACACCTTGCTTCAAGGCTGCGGGGCGATTATTGCGAAGCAATGGTGTGTGGAGATGCACAGGCTTTTTAGAGCCAAAGCCTTACACATCAAACAAGTGGCATTCGTCCATGACGAGATACAAATTGAAGGAAAGGAGAGAGATGGCGAACAGATTGCAAAGATAATGGTGGCGGCAGCCGCCTCTGCTGGTAAAACATTAAGATTTAGATGCCCTGTTGACGCAGAAGCGAAGATAGGAAACAATTGGTGGGAGACCCATTGATGATGCCCTTATTGTTGAGTACACCAATAGGATGGGATGAAGATTTGTACTTTAAGGAGGTGGAGAAACACATTGCACGAGGATGGGAAGTGGTGAAGCAATACGAATCAGGTGGACGCATCATCACTCAGTTACAAACAAACAACGAAGATGAAGTTAAGAAATATGCTGATGACACCTATTGAGGAGAATGTCATGAATGTAGAACAAACACGTAAATTAGTATATGTCACAGCCTTTGTTGTTAATGACACAGGCTTAGAAGTATCGGGAATGCGCTTTGATGGCAAAGTGGTAGGCTTTGACTTCCTAGATAGAAATTTAGAAGATGATGGAGTGGTTGTTTACAACGTAGACTTGAACAACTTTTACATCAACACAGACAATTTAACAGCAAAGCAACGTCGATCTTTGTATGGCATTGCCGCAGAGCTAGACATCAACATCATTGAAGACGGCGAAGAGCTCGCTGTTGCTAATGTTGGATAACGTAGTGTATAATATACATAGTCACCCAAAGGAGAATGACATGACAGCACTAAAAATCAAAGCAGACGTAATGTGGGCCAATCTTGACCGCCCTAACGAGATGTCTGGTAAATACCAAGTGGACCTTTGCAACCTGTCGCAGGCTGCAGTGAATGCTCTGAACGAGCTAGGCGTCAGCCCTAAGATGAAAGACGACAAAGGCTACTTCATCACCTGCAAGTCAACACAGCCCATCCGTGCCTTCTTCACTGACGGCTCTGAGATTGGCAATGGTGTCGGCAACGGCTCTAAAGCCATCGCACTCATCGGCACATACAGCTGGACCTTCAAGAACAAAGAAGGTGTTAGCCCTTCATTGAAGAAGCTTGTCATTGAAGACCTCGTCAACTATGGCGAGAATGACGCTGTTGTTGTTGACGAAGACGACGTATTGTAATGCAACACGCTTTGATAGACAGCGACATTCTCATCTATCGCATTGGCTTTTCAACGCTGATGGACTCTGAGAAGGTGGCATTGACAACGATGGACGGATTCATAGAAGACCTTCTTCTACACAACCTTTCATCGTCTATGTCTTGGGAGATGTTCTTGACAGGCAAGGGCAACTTCCGTGAAGCCATCGCCACCACCGCTGTCTACAAAGGCAATCGGAAGAAGGAGAAGCCGACACATTACAAAGCCCTTCGTACGCATCTGATGAACGAATGGGATGCAGAGCTTGTCGAAGGCATGGAAGCTGACGACAAGCTAGCCATTAGAGCAACAGAGCTGGGAGACTCTAGCGTCATTGTCACCATTGACAAAGACCTCGACCAAGTGAAGGGGTGGCATCACAACTTCAACAAATCGACAACATACTACATCTCTGAAGAGCAAGGATTGCTCAACTTCTACATGCAATTCCTCATTGGGGACAGTGTTGATAACATCAAAGGTGTTTACGGCATTGGCCCTAAGAAGGCACTGGCGCTCTTAGAAGGGAAAACAGAGATGGAGATGTGGAACATTTGTGTTGAGAAGCTAGACTCTCGCGAGAGGGCTGTAGAGAATGCACATTTGCTCTACATGCTCCGTAAGGAAGGGGAACATTTTATTCCCCCTGACGAGCGATGAGAGGCGTTAAGGACAAAGCAGGCGGTACATGGACAACGTCGCGCTACTTTGGCTTCATACGCTCTGCATTGCGTAGAGCATGGACACGCTATCCTGTACGCTATCAGGCGCTGGATAGTGCTAAGAAGCCCTACACAGGCACAGACAAACGTACCAAGTGGTTGTATGAATGTGCAAGTTGTAAGCAGCTATTTAAGAGCACAGAAGTGAACGTAGACCACATTAAACCAGCGGGGACATTGACGAAGTACAGCGACCTACCTGCTTTTGTCAAAAATCTCTTCTGCGAAGCATCCAATCTTCAAGTGTTGTGTAAATCATGTCACGACACAAAGACAAAAGAGGAACGAAAGAAATGAACGACGAAGACACCATCAAGCTTTCTATGTCTATTGATTATTGCGGAGAGAAACATCTGTCCTTAGACATCACTCGCCCATTCGACACAACATGGACGGTGTTGTTGAATGAAATCGTGACAGTGTTGGAGTTGAGCTACGGCTATTCATTTGACATGGAAGACAAGAAAGGTAACAAGTTTGGCATTGGACACCACCATGACTAACAACAAAGAGAAATACGTAGAGCAACACACGCCTGTGTACACCTATTTGAAATACTACGGCAACTATCGTGGCTATGTCATCTTGAACGGACTGGAAACATGACAGACGACACACAAATCGGAGGAAGCCATTATACATCTAAGGCAGTGCAGCCTTGGACAGCAATGGAGTCTTGGATGTCTGAAGAGGCATTCAAAGGCTACATCTGGGGCAACGTCATTAAATACATTGCCCGATGGGAAGACAAAGGGGGCAAGCAAGACTTAGAAAAAGCTCGCCACTACCTTGACAAATTGATTGAAATAGTGTAAACTGTCATGATAACAATTCAAGAATTGAAAGAAAAGCTGAAAGCGGTTGACGAGATTACGCTGATGGAGATGCTAGAAATCACATCAGAAGATTTGGTCAATCGCTTTTCTGACTTCATCGAGAACAACTACAACGATTTAGCTGGAGAGTTTGATGACCACGAAACACCTTGGGATTGACATCAATGAGGACTGCAACCACCACCTTAGTGCTCAAGCGCATACGCTTATGCGTGACTATTATATGCTTGAAGATGAAACATCTCCGCAGCAGGCTTTCGCCAGAGCTGCAGTGGCTTATTGCGACGGTGACCTCGACTTTGCACAGCGCATATACAACTATGCGAGCAAAGGTTGGTTTATGTTTGCCTCCCCTGTCCTCTCTAACGCTCCGAAGCCCGGAGGAGAAATTAGGGGGCTTCCTATTAGCTGTTTCTTGTCTTACGTGGGCGACAATCTTAACAGTCTTATTGAGCACAATGCTGAGGTGGCTTGGTTAAGCGTCAAAGGCGGAGGCGTCGGAGGCCACTGGGGAGACGTTCGTGGCGTCTCAGACATCGCCCCCGGACCTATTCCATTCATGAAAGTGGTGGACGCACAGATGACTGCGTACAAGCAGGGTAAGACGCGCAAGGGAAGCTATGCAGCCTACCTTGATGTTTCACATCCTGACATTGAAGAGTTTATTAGCTTCAAAGTTCCGACAGGTGGCGACATCAATCGGAAGTGTTTCAATCTATTCAATGCTGTGAACATCACAGACGAATTCATGACAAAGGTGATACAGGAAAATGAACAAGACAGGCAATTCCACCTTACCGATCCAAATACGGGAATTACACGAGATACAGTCGATGCTCGTGGACTGTGGCAACGAATCCTTGAAGCTCGCTTTAGAACTGGTAGCCCTTACCTCAACTTTATCGACACTGCCAACAGAGGACTTCCAGAAGTTCAAAAGCAACTTAACCTACGCATTATGGGTAGCAACCTCTGCAACGAAATCCATCTCGCAACAAGTGAAGACCGCACAGCAGTGTGCTGCCTCTCCTCCGTCAACATTGCAAAATACGATGAATGGTGCACATCAGGAATGGTCGCAGACCTTATTAGATTCTTGGACAACGTATTGCAATTCTTTATTGACAATGCTCCAGAACAACTCAGCAAAGCCATCTACTCCGCCTACAGAGAGCGTTCGCTCGGCTTGGGAGCAATGGGCTTCCATGATCGGCTTCAAAGCAAAGGAATAGCTTGGGAGAGCTGGGAGGCTGCTAGTGACAACTACACCATCTTCAAAGACATCAAGCAACAAGCTAGCGAGGCTACCTACTCACTCGCTGTTGAGCGCGGTGAATGCCCTGATGGACAAGGTACTGGTGTTAGAAATATGCACCTGTTGGCTGTTGCTCCTAATGCTAACAGCTCCATTATTTGTGGCTGTAGTGCTTCTATTGAGCCCCGCATCTCCAACTACTACACTCATCGTACTAGGGCTGGTAGTCACACTGTGCGGAACACTTATTTGGAGGCGGCGTTAGAAACACATGGAAAGAACACAGACAAGGTGTGGAAAAGCATTATTGAGAACGAAGGGTCTGTCCAGCATTTGGACTTCTTGTCGGATCATGAAAAGAATGTTTTCAAGACAGCCTTTGAACTCAACCAAACGTGGGTTGTTGAGCATGCGGCGAAGAGACAGGAATTCATCTGCCAAGGCCAAAGTGTAAACGTGTTCTTCCCATCCGGTGCGAACAAAGGCTACGTCAACCGTGTTCATCTGTTGGCTTGGAAGGAAGGACTGAAGGGGTTGTATTACCTTCGCACCACAGCAGGCGTTGTGGCTGAGAAGGTGGGAACACAAGTGGAACGTAATGCCCTCAAAGACTTTGAAGGCGATGATGTCTGTGTAAGCTGTCAAGGGTAGAGAGAGCAATGATTATTAACAGATACAAGTGTAACAGTGATGGTGAGCGTATTAGCCGCTTTGATTTAGAGCAGGCGATTATGGAGGCATGGCAAACCTCCTCAGACATCAAGATGGTGTACAATAGCTTGGAAGGCATGAATGAAGACCAAGTGATGGGTGCTGTGGATGGGCTCTATTTGTTTTCTAACATGCGCTTTGAAAAGCTGTGGGAGACGTTTGAGGATGTGCTGCACAACATGCGCGAAGACAAAGACATGAATGGCGATGGGTTTGTGGGGATGAAATGAACATAGAAGAGAAGCTCTGCAACACATGGATAAAGCTGTTGAAAGCGTCTGTGAAGCATCAGACACGTAAGATAGCCAAGCTGGAAACAAAGCTGATAGAATTGGAGCTAAAGAAACGTGGCTAAAGTAAAGAAGACAGAAGTGGCTTGGAAGCCTGAGCCGGTGGTGAAGGGCACAAGCATCGGCAACGGACACTTAAAGATGGCATCCATGAACAAACACACGAAGCGTAGCTTCAAAGCCTACAGGGGGCAGGGCCGATGAATTTACTGGAACGCTTGGAACTCGTCAAAGACCTAGACCCGTACAATAGGCAGTTGCTCAATGACTGCTATGAACGTATCATGCAATTAGAAGATCAAATCGCACGATTGAAAAACGCACTGGAGACTGAATATGACCTTGCTAACACAGAGCAAAAGCTATAAGCCTTTCACATATGAATGGGCTGTTACATACGCTAGAGAACATGAACGCATTCATTGGATAGAGGATGAGCTAGAGCTACAGACAGACGTGTCTCATTGGAAGTCTGGAAAGCTCACCTCAGAAGAGAAGAATCACATTACACAAATCTTACGTCTCTTCACTCAGAGCGATGTAGCCGTTGGGACCAACTACTTAGAATATTACATTCCTAAGTTTAAGAACAATGAAATCAGGGCAATGCTGACAGCGTTTGCCTCTCGTGAATTCATCCATCAGCGGGCCTACGCACTCCTTAATGACACCTTAGGCTTGCCCGAAGAAGAGTTTACAGCGTTTGCAGACATTAAAGAGATGCAAGCCAAGCTAGACTTTATGGGCGACATAGACGTACACAGCATGCAAGGCATTGGCCTAGCAATTGCACGTTCTGTGTTGAATGAAGGGATGAGTTTGTTTAGTGCATTTGCAATGCTGCTAAACTATCAGCGCTTTGGCAAGATGCCAGCGATGTGCACTGTTGTAGAATGGAGCGTACGTGATGAGAGCCAACACGCAGAAGGGATGGCAAAACTCTTTAGAGCTTTCTGTGAAGAACATCCAAGGGTTGTAAACGATGAATTCAAAGCCACCATCTACCAAATGTTCAGAGATGCTGTACGTCTTGAAGATAAAGTTATTGACTTGGCGTATGAGATGGGCAACTTGGAAGGTTTGTCGGCAGCGGAAGTTAAGCAATATATCCGATACCTTGCGGACAGACGGCTCATTCAGCTTGGACTTAAACCGAATTGGAAGGTTAAAGACAATCCCCTCCCGTGGATGGAAGAGATGCTTGCTGGTTCGTCTATGTCAAACTTTTTTGAGAAAAGAGTGACAGATTACAACTCGCATGGTTTAGCAGGGGAGTGGGGCTGGTGAAGATAGGTAGTGCTTTTAGTGTACGCTTTCATAACGTATTTGGCATCTCAATTGAGACAGTGCAGGCCCAGCCCATCTTAGGCTGGACAGAAGACTCAGACATTGACGAGGCACAAGTGTTCTTCTTTGACGGATGGATTGTGAACATCCCCTTCTTTAAGATTATGTGGGGAGACGTTCACGACTTCTTTGACTAATTCTCGCTCCAGTGGGAATCTTGCCCCGTCTAGTGCGGGGCTTTTTTTATTGTATTGCTGTCTGCTCTGTAAATTGTCTATCAGATTCAAGGATGGCTTCGGCTTGACCTTCAATGTCAATTCCGAATTCATTCCCGAAACGAATCAAAGCAGACGATAGTGCCTGTGGAGCCATCTTACGTGATGCCTTGTCAAGGTTGAGCAACTTAGTGACAGCCTTAGGATCAGTGGCAATACGAGCAAACACAGCCGGTGTTGACAAAATAGCA